TCCAATAACGAGCCCTGTTGACTTGCCAGCTTTTCCAACACCCTCAAGGATTGCGATTTGGCTACCGGCCCCTCCAAAGAGGCTGTCGAATCCGTTGACTAAAGCTATAACTATTTGGCCAAGCGCAGAGAATACTTCCATGATTGCCGTCAAAGCAGCCACAGCTACCGGTTCGACGGAAGCCCAAGCGGCCATAAAACCGTTTAGCATCCCACTAAGGAACGTCTTCACCCGGCTGAAGCCTCTTAGGACTGCTTCGGTAAACTCAAGCATTCCGGTACGCTGCAACTCCTCGTACAAGGCACCTGATATCTCCCCACTGGAAAACACCTCGATGACAGCCTGGACGAACGCTGAGACTTTGTCGAAGACACCCCGGAGAAAGTCTCCGAACCCACCAAAGTTACTCTCGAAGGCCCTCTTCAGCAGATAGAACGAAGCAATCAAAACGCCGACAACCAAGGCAGCTTGGGCGAAAATAGCTATGAAACCGGAAAACGTCGCTCCGACTATAACCATCAAGCCTTTGAGTGCGAACAAGGCCCCTCGGAACAGGATGAGTGATCCTGTAGCCATTAGAAACGCGCCTACGAACCCTAAAACCCCCGCAACGACCTCTTTTACTGGCTCGATTAGCTTCGTGAAGGCCGCGACTACGTTGGCAATCCCTTTTGCGATTGGGGTAAGAATCGGGAGCACTGCTGTTCCCAAGGTGACAAACAGGGCGTCGAAGGCACTCTTCATTTGCTTGACTGAGAAATTGAAGCCTACCGCCTGGGCTTCGAACTCCTGAATGATACTCGTCCCTTTTTCAAATTCAGCCGTCGCAAAGGCTATGTTCTTTCGTGTCTGATCGAGACTCTGGGACAAGAGATTGGCTGCTTTTGACCCCTCCTCGCCGAAGATCTTGGTTGCCATACCTACCCGAATAGCTGCGTTGGGTACTGCTCTGAGCTTTTCGAGGAACTGGAGTATTGTTCCCACGGCGTCTTTCCCCAGCCTCTGCTGTAGATCGTCTACGGTTATCCCCATTGCATCGGACAGTTTCTTTGGCTGAGTCGTCGCCATCTCAAACATTCTTCGTAGCGAGGATCCGGCTATTTCTGCCGGGACGCCTAGAGATACGAGAGACGCTGCAAGGGCTGATACTTGAGGTGCGGTAGCTCCGAGCGAGGCCAGGGTACTGGATGCCCTAAAAGTCGCGTTCACTATATCGGCGGCAGACGCTGCTGTTGTATTGGAGAGCGCGTTGAATGCGGACCCTAGATTTTGAATCTGTTCTATAGGCAGTTTGAAAATATTGAGCATCTTTGCTGAAGCGGTTCCTGCAGCTTCAGTCGTAACGTCCAAGGCGACAGCCATCATAGCCACCCCCTCTGTGAATGCAGTGATATCTTTCGTGGAGGAAATACCTAACTGGGCTGCTGCGACCCCGATCTCGCCAAGCTGGGCCGCAGTCATCGCCAAATGAGGCCCCATAGCAATAAACGCCGCGCTAAGCGCCGGTATGTCGGCTGAATCTCCAGCTATTTTCTTTATGTTCAGTAGGACTGCTTCGAAATCCCCTGCGAGCTTAATGCCAATAGCTAGAGGAGCTAAGGCTGCAGCCCCTGCGGCAAGAGCTGTTAGCCCCTGCCCCATAACGACGAGCCCTTGCGAGAAATTCTTGGAGCTGGCTTGGACGGTTTTGTCGAGGGAAAGGAAGTTACCTTCAAGTTTCTTGATGGTCGTTGACGCCAAGTCTTTCGCAAGAAAAATAACCCCAAGCGGATCGAGAACCCCCATTTAAACTCTCCTTGCGTTACTTGAGCTACTCCTGAGAGCAGACTCCTCTCGACCTCTAATTTCCTCTAACTTTCCCATGACGTGGACAAAATCAGTCCAAATCATATCGTCGATCTCACTCCAACTTATATTCAGCGCAGTGGCCATCGGGGGCAGGCAAGTTACGTAGAACTTACAATCGAGGAGCGTCTCCCTCGTACACTGCGCTTGAAAAAATTTTCAGGTTCAATCGGCATATCGACAGTAAACTCAGCGCCGCAAAGGCCATTCGTACAGATAAGATCGACCTTAGTGTCGTGACCGGGGGCGCATTCGTCGTAATATTCGTTGAAATCACTCATATCTGAGGCGTCGAGCTCCTCAAGAACCCTCTTTATCGGGACGCCTTCCTTAGATCCTTCGATCCTTTTGATTCGGAGGGCTAGCGATTCACTTGCGAGCTGGTTCGATTTTTTCTTATTGATATCAATCAATTTCTTGAAGTCGGACCCGTCCGTAAACCGCCACCAAGCAGTCAACCCACATCCCTTAAATTGGAATGGCGCTAGGAAGTTGGGTTCCTCGTAGCGTTTCTTGATCAAATCTCTATCGCCTGACTTTTCCTGGATATTGCTGAGATCGACTGTAAAGTCCTGTCTCTGGCGGCAAGCTGGGCATGAGACGGTGATATCATAGTCGTCTAACCAAGTAGCGCGGCGTACTCCAAACAGGATCGCGTTTCGGTCCCCGTCCAATAGGGTTATGGGGTCGATAAAAGAATCAACTAGAGCATCCTTTAAGAGCCTGTTAACGGTTTCCCCGTTCTGAAGGGAGGCGCGGTCTGTAAGTAGGTTTATTTCTTTTACTTTGAGCGGGCGTACGTTGACGATCTGGTCCAGGCCGGGAAGGTGTATTTCCATGTCTTTACCCCAGTGGTTCTGTTTCTACAATCGAGCGGTTTACTAGAATTTGGTCGCAGACTTTCTAATTTACGCTCAATCAGGAATTTCAAACGGGGCTGGTTAGGCCCCTAATTTTCTTGGCATACCGTCCAACCTAACTCACGGGACTCGAATACTGTAGTTGAATACGATCTCGGCTTCGCTAAAGGTATGCTCGGAACTGGTGTTGTCCCAAGGACCTACCTTAACTCGCTTTGGCCAAGCATTAAACATCCGATATCGACGAGCAGTGGTACCGTCTCGCTTCTGGTTAACGATATCAGCATTAGTCTTGTAACTATCGCCAACACCTCCAACGTCGTCTCCTGCGGCAGCGGCCTCAAGATGCCACGACTCCATATCGTTGTCGTCGCTTGTCTGGCCACGCTCGAGAGTGACGTTGGTAAAGGTTACTCTTCCCGCGTCTTTCTCGTTGAAAATAGCGCCGCCTTCAGCGTATTCGTTGACTTCGATATCCGATTCAATCTCACTGCACTTTTGGAATGCTGTGTCGCCGAGCCGGTCGCATTCGATTATGAATTTGTAACGCTTCAGAAAGTCTTTTGGCGATCCTTGTACTGGCATCCGATTCTCCTCCCTTCATCTAACCTGGGGCACCCGGCCCCAGGCGTAAGTTTAAATTAACCGGCTAACTCTGCCAGTAAGGCCCTCTGATCAACAGTGAAGCTGATCGTAAAGAAGTATCCGGGCTTCTTGGTAGCGATACCAATCTCTCCGTTTACCCGACTCGCTTCTGCTTCGCTTGGAGGATTTATCGTCCCCGACCCGAATGTGAAGTCTACGTAGAACGCCTCCTGTGGGATTGCGCCTCGCAGACCGCCCTGACGCCAGAACCGAGTAAGGAACACGGTAACGGTTGCGTTGAGGCTATTGTATAGCTTCTCCTCAATATTCTCATGCTTGGCATATCGAATACCTTGGGCTATCGAAACCTCTACGAATATAAACACCCTTCTTTCGTTGAAGTTGGAAACAAGTCCGTCCAACTTCGTGAGTCGAGCTCCGTCGATAAACGGCCCAACACCCTGTTCGCTCCAAAGAGGATTAATCCCGTCTGGAAACAGCAAATCGCGTACGGCTTGATCCTGAGTAACATCCGTTTCTAGGCGCACGATACCCTTGATAGCTCCGTCTACGATACCGGCTGGGGCCTTAGCTACCCCTTTGCCGACAGCGTTGTCGGTGGCGGCGCATCGACCAAGAACGACTGGCGAGTTTCCTATGACCAAGTCAGATCCGAACGAGATGCCAGGAGTCATATCGCTGATGACTACAAGCGGCCAGTAGAGTGCAGAGAACTCTGAACTAATACCGTTTGCCGACTTGTAAGCTACAACCTGTGCAGCGGTTTGGCCTGCTGGAGTATCCTCAATCCAAGCGAAATGCTTTTGCAGCTCTGCAAACTGTCGACCCGCCTGCTGGACGGCAAGCGTTGGGCGTTCCCAACAGCAAGCCAATGCGAAGCGTGCCTCAAGGTTCTTCCAAGCGTAGATCCCAGTCTTGGTGCCTGAGTCTCCGATGAAGTCTTGATCGGTGATGCCAACCAGCCCGTCGTTTCCACCCGCCAATAGGTGATCCCCTAGAGCAGGAAGGTTGTTATTGCCCAAGGTGTTCGTTGATTCTTCGTCTACGAACGTAATCAGCTTGTTCTGCCTACCGTTGATTCGGAGCTCGGCGTAGTCCGAGCTGGCTGGATTGAGGTTCAGGTTGTCGAAACTGTCCTGAACAACGCCAGCCGATGACAGAACGTCGAGACGGAACCATGACGCAAGAGCGTTCTTGGCTGCGCTGATTCTGATGATCCGACCGTTTGCATGGGTTCCTGGGCCGTCGCTGGCTGTGACTGTCGTAGCGATTTCTGATTCTGGATCCGATCCTCCAGTAAGGGTGGCTCCTGACAAGGTCAAATCGTTGTCGGCATCAACCTTAGTCAAAGCAATCGAGTTACCTGCTGTCCCCACTGCGGCAGCAGTAACGAGAACTCGGGTCGTATCTGTCGGGTCGATAGCTGCGCTAACTGCAACGAGTGCGTTGACCGCGACCTGAATTGCTAAGGCAGTGAGGATCGAAGTCACCCCAAGGGCGATATCTATTCCAAATTGGAGCGTAATCGCGCCAACTGTAAGAGAATCACCGTTCGCCCCTCCCGAGAACGTGGCCCCGGAAATTGTGAAGTTGTTAGTGGCCCCATCGACTTCGACAAGCGTCAGAGCGTTGCCAGCCGTCCCTGGGACTACTGCGGTGAGCAAGACTCTAATGGGATTGCTGATATTGATCGAGGCGGTCAATACCCCTGAAATCGCAGGAGCGATACTTGCGTTAATCGCGGTCATGATTGCAGTAGCGGTGAGAGCTGCTGTGCCTCCGACTACGAAGTCTACAGTTTCCTGGAAGTCCTCGCCGTTGATTGTCAACTTATCGCCAGCGTCAATGGCGTTGTTGATAACGTCGAAAGACGCAACAGCGTATTCCCATTCCTCTATCGCATTGTTGGCGACTTTTACCGATCCGGATGCAGCGACACCTGCGTTTGGAATTCGATCGTCAATCGCCTTGAACGAGGCAATGGCGGTCGAGGTGCTTAGATCCGAAGGATCGGTATAATGCACGACTCGAGTCACGTAACCGGCACCGGCACCGTTGGAATAGGCTAGGGCAAGCCCCTTTTGGCCTAACCCTCCTGCGATTGGCCCGCCGAATATCTTTCGGACGTCTTCAGGCCCTGCTGTGAAGGTAGGAACCCCGATCGGTCCCTTCTGAAATATCCCGAGCATAGCAAACGTAGACGTAGGCGCTCCTTGGATATTCTGAACTTTTGGCGGCGTTTCTCCGGTCCTAATTCTTGGGGCTAAGTCTTCCATAGTTTTTCACTGCTCCTTTGGTTCGGAGGCAGCAAATGACTTTGCCCCCTTTGTTCCTGTTGGGTGCTTATTCGCTACTGTCGGCGCTTGAGAGCCCGACTTGTTGCCGTGCTCTGAAACCTTTAGGACCTTGATCTCATTGGCTGCAATTGCATTCTTGATAGACAGGCTATCGAGAATGCACAGCGGTAAGTTGCACCGCTTTTCTCCAGGCTGAAGAGTCAGAACCCGTTCGGTGTCTACCTTGTCGCAGCCGCTACTCTGACGCTGTGCTTTTGCCCCCATTTGAGGGATCGCGCAATCGAGATTGTAAACTCTAATCGACTTACTCTTGCTACGTAACGTGACCATTGCACTCTCTCCTCAAATAAGTTTCGTCGTCAAAATAGGAACTTCAGCAGCGACTCCGGACTCCTGGAAGATCTGGCCGTCACTTACTAGGACTCCTCTAACAATCAACTGGCCAACGGCTTGTTTCAGATTGCTTCGATTCGCCATAAGCGTCGATGACAATCGGCCTACGAGGTCTATTTCGTAAGCATTGGTTCCCCTAGCCGGTTCCCCTGGACATTTCTCTGCAGACACACTCTTGCCATTCATAAAGTAGGCGTGAACCTTGTCCGTAATGGTCAGAAAAGTATCCTGGTGATTGCAGAGAATAACCAACTGAAAAACAAGGTCGATCGCCTCTTCTGCCGTGAAAGTCCTAAACTTGGAAGGCACTGTCGAGTCCGGAAGCGGCGCTCCGTATCTCTCTGATGGTTTCTGGTGGCTTGTGAACAAATCGTTCCGAGGCATATTAGGCCCAAGCATATACATCGCTGGCAGCTTTGCTAGGTCGATGCCGATGCCTGTGCTAGAAAAGTCGATGTCTGTATTGTAAATCACGTTCGCATTGAATATCGGCAATGCGGCACGTAGTTGAATTATCAACTGCCGAATCACCTCCGTCCTGTGCGACCTGATTTCTGTCATTTGAAAAGATTCTCCATAGTTTCTTTGATCTGTTGCTGCAAGGCGTCTCGCCTCTTATCTACTGTCGGGAAAAAGAAGGGCCTCGCAATCGTCATCTGGCCGTCCTCGCTTATCAACCCGAACTCATGGATTCGTGCGTACTCTACTATGCTAACACCTTCTGATTGCTCGTTGCCCGCAATCCCGACGAACCATACGAGCGGCGATTCTTTCCTGGCCGCGACCGCTTTCATCATGTCCCCTGAGTCAATCAAGGGTTTGGACGAACCCTTTCGGGCTATGGTCGAAGGCGCGTTTGGAGTGAATGGGACACCAGCTAACTCGCCTCCGCTAACTATGTTCTTTTTGACGTCGCTAGCAAGCGTAACTGCTGCTTTTGCTACAGCTTTTGCTAATTCTTGATGACCCTTATCTGCCCCACGTTTCAGAACAGCAGCGTACTTCACCCAACCACCTGTTTTCATAAAACATTACCCCCACTAATCCCACCCGTTCTAACTGCGGGCGTTGTCTCTTGTCGGGTAACAAAGAAAAACTTCCACAACTTCTGGGTTCGGTACTGGGCCGCTCGCCTTATCTCAACTAGATACAATGGGTTAGCTTCGTAGCTATTCCCGTCTACCTTTACGATTCTGTCGCCTTTCTTGAAGGCCCCTTTCGGAAGCTCATCGACATGGGAGCGAAGCATGGTGATCCAGCCCTTGGTCTGGGCGTCGTCGCCGCCTGTCGAGGCTACAAGCTCATCGGACTGTTGCCAGTGGATCTGAGCTAGGATCGTCTCCCTTGCGTCATACTGAGGACCACCCTGGCCTACGGGCTCATTAAAAATGGGATCGAAGACAGTGTCGGTCAGCGAAACCCTTTCAATCTCCATATCTACCCCGTGAATCAGGCTTGGTTCGATCCCCGAGCTGAGAAAGTTTGCCACTATAGGCTCCTACCGTAGTAGAAGTCGAAGCCCGCTCGGAACCTATCCTGTTCGCTACCGGTATCGTCGCCTGCGAAATTCGCCCCGAGATTCTTACCTATGTGCAATGGCCTCCTGTAGGTCATAAGGATCTGATCTATCTCTGGATCTCCTGTGTAATACGACAGGGTTCCCATGCTTCTGGTCGGCGCACCTATCTTGTAGGAATGGTCGTCCGTTCTTTCCTCTAAAACGACCCCCGCGAGGCCCGAGAGGAGGCTGCTGTTCCGTTTCGGAGAGGCCAACCCCTCCTTGTCTCTAAGGACGAGTAACGTCACCACTCTTTCGATTTCCACTGGTGTAGCGCCAACGGTATTCGTATAGCCAAAAACACCCTGCAGCCTGACGTTCAGTCGCCCCTTGGGAAAGTAAATGTTTCCGATCCTGGGATCTTCTCTGTCGTCGGGCTGGATTAGGCCTTGGGTGATATGCCTATTGTACACCACTAGATCGGCCAATTCGTAAGTATAGACTTCGGTGATTGGGAACTCTTGGTCGAGCAGAGTGACCTTCTGGACCTGGACTATGGGAAAGTCTAACTGCAACTCCCAACTTCCCTGGCCGTCCACGTCGATGATCATTGATCGGGGTTCGAACCACCGACCGAGCCAGCTTTCTATCTGTCTCGACCAGTAGGCGATCCTCTTATTCAGCATCGCGTCCGTGTATTTCACGGTGTCCGTCAAACCCTCATCCCGAAGGTCTTGGACTGTAATGTATCCGATCTTTGGAACGCCTGTCGTAGTGACAACGAACGTATTCACGACAACGAACGGATCACCGCCAGCCTCGAAAAGGAAGGTGACTGCGTCGTAGTAGGTTCCAGGAGCGGCTATGGTGCTTGGCATGGTGAAATACTGGTACAGCCCAACCCCAACTTTCGACACCTGATTCTGCGGAATAGTCTCCAACAGGTCCGTCCCCTCGACGTAAGTCACGTCTCGGGGATCTTTCTTCGTGATTCTTACCGGGCCTACTGAATACGGATCGAAGGGCTGATTAAAACGCCGAAAAGTAGCTCTCAGGCAGAGAGTCTGATTCGGTACGGCATTGGTTCTATCATAAACAGTCATTAAGCCCCCCCGGCTTCAAAACCCTCGATAAAGCCCTGCTTCTCTCCGATAGCAGCGAGAGAGTCAGTATCCGGATCGAACGAACCTGTATTCCCATCGGCTAGCTCATGAAGCCGCAAAATGATCGCGGCCCCTTGGACGCTCGTCGCAAGCAACGGAAACTCCGCCAAAATGCTAGCTAACTTAATCGAAGCCTGTGCTAGTGAATCTCCTGCACTGAAACCTACGCCTTTAATGGCGTCCAATGCCAGGACCACTGTACTGATACTGGAGACGATTGAATTGAGCAGAGTATCCTTGGAAGCATCGTCGATCTGTTCGGCTGTCCTGAACGAATCCAGAGCTGTCCTGATAGCAGAAAGTCCATACGTTGCGTTTTGCAAGAGACTGACTATTCCATTAACAGTTACCTGGATAGCTGCTGTGTCCTGGGATTGGATTTCTGAAAGGATACCCGCCTCTGCAAGCGAGAGCTGGGCGCTAAGGCTTACAATCAGCCCGTTCACCGCTGACACCTGACCAGAAATGATTGCTATCCCCATGCTATTCGAAGAAAAGCCTGAATCGACTGCTGATTTTATTGCTGGCAAGCCGTAGGTGATGTTCGTCAGCTTATTATCAATTCCAGTAGCTTTCGAGTCCACGGCGTCGACCTTATCATCAACAACGTCGACTTTCGTTTCTATGCTAAGTCGGGCCTGAGCTAACTGGGCCTCAATGACTGTCGACTCGTCTCGGATTTTTTCAAGTGAATCTGTGAGGACGTTGAACCCCCCGCCTTTGATATCAGCCAACTCTGCGAGAATGTCGTCCTGCTTGGCAAGAGTTGCGGAGCCCGTTCCTATTGCAAGACGAATGGAATGCAGATCGTCCCCTGCGACGAAGCCACCTCCTTTGATGACATCCAATGCTGCGATGATCGTTGGCGTACCATTAACTAGAGCCGAAATCGCTGCCAAAATATCTGCCCTAGCGGTGGCTAAATCTGTGTCTACGTTCGCAACTGCAAGATCTACGACACCCAATGATGCCTGGGTGTTGTCGTGTTCAACCTGCAAGGCTGCTAGGCCGTAGGTGGCGTTGTCGAGCCTTGTTAGGACGCTAGTTAACTGCGCCGCAATTGCTACTGCTTGGGCGGAACTAGACCGAGAGCTGATAGTATCGTTCAGGTTGTCGGCAATCAGTTTCCCGATCGACCCAATAATGGTCAATGCTGCTGTCGCTTGGTTCCACACGGCGTCTCGAATTTGAGACGAAGTCGGGATGGTCCCTACCTGGGCTGTCGTCGACTTCAGATTCAGCTCTGACTTGATAGCTGCCAAACCAAACGTAACGTCGGTCAATGGAGCAGTCTGATTGACGATTGCGGCTAGGAGGGCGGCCAACCCTGTCGTTGCGTTGGCGAGGGCGTCCTGGATACTTGTAAGCTGTGCGGTTTGCCCTACCTGACCAGCCAGGGATGCTTTCCCGTCTAGCTGGATCCGAAGGTTTGCCAATCCGTAAGTTACGTTCTCAAGCAAAGCTATGATCTGACTCAATTCTGGGAACGGTGTGCCGATTACTAGGAGCACTGCATCGAGTGCGGCCTGCGTAATATCGTGCTCAGCTTGATCGGTTGCCGCTCGGCTGCTAGCTGAGGCCTCCGTCTCGAGGCTTGAGATATTGGCGTCGAGATGGTCGATCCTCTCTGCCCGAGCCAGTGGGAGCCTTTCGTTAAGCAAAAGATCCGTTTTGCCGTCCACGATATCGAGGCGATTCTTGATGTTGGTAATTCTCTCCCCAAAGGTGCCGCCTGCTCCAAATGACGCAACCGCCGAATTCCAGACCTCTATAGCGATATCGACTGCGTTCAACGTGGAAGCGTCACCAAAGAGAATGGCTAGCCCCCTTCCGAAGCTGCCTAAAACAGTGTGGGCTGAAGCAAGTTCGTCCCAAACCGCGTTTGCAATGACTTGAGGGGTCGTGCCCATGCTAATTCCATCAACTACCGCTTTGACTGCGGCAATGTCGGCGGAAACGCTGACGACAGGAACGCCTATCTTTGCGTTTATGACGCTAGCGGTGGTCCCAACGCCTCCTATAGCTGTAAGAGTGGCAGTATTCCTCGCCCCTGCTGCGACGTCAGACTCTCTACTGGAAACGGTTGCGTCGAGTCTCGCTCCAAGCGAGCCAACGTCGACGTGATCCGCCTGAAGCTCGTCCCAGACCTTATCTACGATATCGTCTTCCTGGGTAGTGGAAATCACTGAATTTACTCGAGTCGCAGTGAATGCGAGCTGGTCGGTCTTAGCTTTGATCGCTGTCGTGTCCAACTTGATAGCGTCCAGAGTCGTCTCGAATTCCTGAACCTCTGTGGTTCTAATATGCTGGAATGCTATCGCAGATTCTGCGTACTCCATGAACACTACGAGAGGACGTTCTGCGTCCGCTGCCAATACTGAATACAAATACTCGTATTGCCCTACCCCCGTTCTCGTCATAGCTGCTGTAGCAACGACGACCGAACCACCTACTGTCTCGATTCGAATGTTCATTAAATTCGTATCTGGATCTTCTGGGCTTCCAGCAGAATCGAACAGGCGTCCGTAGAACTTGTAGTTCACACTCCCAGACGCGGGCTTGATCAGTGGACTCTGGACCACCCCAACGAAATTTGTATTGTTTTGAATCGCGTCAACACTGGTCTGAGTCGCTCTAGTCGATACCTTTGCGTCGAGGTTAGCCCCTAATGATCCGACCGCGACATGGGAGCCTGCTAGCTCATCCCAAACCTTATCCACTATTGCGTCCTGGTCGGCTGTAGCAACTACAACGCCGCTAGTTCCTGTATCGACAAGAATCGCTGCCGTATCGACCTTCACTGCAGCAACGTCTGCCGAAACGCTGGCACCGGCTGGTGTGCCAATCTTCGTGTTGATTGTCCCAATGGTGGCGTTGTCGGGTGCTGTGTATCCGGAAGTTGGGAGCCTAGAACTAACGGTCGCGTTCAGGTTCGTATCAACCGTCGTCTTGATAGATCCAGTATCCGCCTTGACTGCAGCAACGTCTACCGAAACACTAGCCCCGGCTGGAGTGCCGAGCTTGGTTTGAACGCCTGCGATATCGGTCGATACGGTGCCTAAAGGCGTGCCGATCTTCGTGTTGATAGTGCCTATAGTGGCGTTATCGGGTGCAGTATAGGAGGCTGTTGCGAGCCTAGAACTAACGGTCGCATTCAGGTTCGTATCGACCGTCGTCTTGATTGATCCGGTATCCGCTTTTACAGCCGCAAGGTCTGCGGAGATGGAAGCACCGACTGGTGCGCCAAGTCTTGTGAAATTAGACAGAATATCCACCGAAACGCTAGCCCCTGCTGGTGTACCGAGCTTTGTCTGTATACCTGCGATATCGCTGGATACTGTTCCTACTGGCGTGCCTACTCTGGTAAGCAGGGTACTCAAATCCTGGTCTACAGACCTGATAGCAGCAACGTCAATCACCTCTTCGTACTTCTTATTTAGCGTCGTGAACCCAGCGTCGGAGTACACCTGATAGACTATGAAAAACTCGCCTTCAGCAGTAGGCGTCACGGTTGCGCTATAAAATCCAACTGCCCTGTGTGTCAGCGCAATAGGACTGCTGAAAGGAGCTGCTGTCTGCTCCGTTCCAGCACTGTTGTACACCCTGACTCTAGGGAATTGATTAGTAGCTCCATCGAACAGCTTTAAGCCGATAGCTAAAGTCTGATTTACCTCTGCTAATCTTCCCACTTAAGTCCCCTTATGTCAGGCTAATCAACTCTATTTCTGCGCTTGTGTAAGTTGGCACAACGTCAGTCGCAGTAGCCTCTGTCGGAGCTGCCTGAAACTTAACGATCTGATTCGCAGTCGTTGTTCTAAACGTAAATGATTTCTCAATAGTATTGTTTTCAGCAGTAATTGCTCTCCCTGAGCCTTGAATTCTTGAATGCGAGATTGCCACCCCATCAAGTACAGCCCTAGCCTCCCATCCGGTATCGTTGGCAGCAGGATCTGTAGTCACTGAAAATGACGCGCGGTAAATGCCAGCGAAAACTAACCTGAAATCGGTACTGTTTGGCTTTTCTATGTATTCAGAGCCCTCAAGAAAAGAATTGGTCGGAAACGAAATATCTATAAAAGTTCCGTTGGTCGCGCCAGTGGACTGGGCAGCGTCTGTTTTCGTTTCGTGCCTGATAGCAACTGGTCTTGCTGGTCCTGCTGTGACTCCCATTAATCCTCCTGATCTAACAATGCTATGTCAGCATCTCTCTGAATAATGATTACCTCGATAGGGCTAGTCAAACCTACTCTAATGCCTTCTAGCGTTGCTTTTGCTGTCTGTCCCTGGACGCTCAATTGGTTGTCAGCAATTCCAGCCGCTGCCTGTACGGCCTGGAGGTATTCGAACGTCTTCGACGCACCAAACATCAGCCACGTCGCCTTTTCTTTGCCATCTAAATACTGATCAACTGCATCACTTGCTTGCTGAATTATTCCTGCAACATTTGCTTTATCCTTCGCAAGATCTGCAATGTCACGAAGAACCAATGCCCCACCTACTACCTTGTGTAAAAATACACCGTTTGAATTTGCATGTTGGTAGTCGCTATTTACAACATTGATATCCGCGTATAGCTGAAACCCATTCTCAGCTTCCTTTGTAAAATCATTCGACCACGAAATCAGTTTCGTGTCCTTGCCAACCCTATTTCGATAAAAGAATCTAACAAACACTTTTCAATCCTTTACCCCAATTAGATTCAGCCGACGATCATCTCAATCAATTCGTCCTTGTTTACCCTTTTTGGTATTTCCATACCCATATCCTTGATCATAATCTTCAGCTCTGCAACGGTCTTAAATTGCAATTCCTTGCGTTCGATTGCAGTGGCTGTTGTCATACCGTCTTGCTCGACGTCTGACTGTGTCCTCTCTTCTACGACTCTTCCCGACTTCTCTACCTCGATGAAGTCGTCCTTATCCATGATTGCGGAGTCGTCAGATTCTTCGTGGAAGCCCTTAGATTGTTGCTCCATTTCGATCTTTACGAAGCTATCTTGTTCTCTTGTTGATTTTTTAGCTAATGTTTCGTTGAACTCGACTTCCTCTGCGCCTGCAGGGAGGCCTGTAAGGAATGCCACATCCACTCTATCGACTAGCCGCTCTTGCTTTTTCTTTAGCAAATCAGCAGGCAGGGGGACGTAGGCGAACATCAAATAGGACTCGTTGGTAACTGGGTCGATCAAATCTTTGAGCCTGTGGGCTTGTTTCATCGTGACTGCGGTCCACCCATGCTGACTTGGCCGACCTTTTTCATCCTTCTTTAGGACGAAGCGCAATCCCAGTGCGTAATAGTTCTCTACTCGTCTGGGCGAGGCAGCAAGAATCTTTGTATTCTTAACATCAAAACCCTGACTTACTAATTCTTCTACAACGCTCATATTCTTCTCCGTTTTCTACGTCCAACTATCGCCAAGATACAATAACTCGAAATGACCCCCGACCATACGATCGGGGGCCTTTTCGTTTTGGAACTAGAATTAAACTGTGAAAGTGAAAGGACCAATGCGTCCACCAAGTCCACCCGCCGAGAGGCCGACGCTGGTATTGGATGCAACTGGAACTGTAACTCCGGTAGCCTTGACGACCGCTTCCTTCACGCTAAATCGAGAATGGAAACGAACAGTCAATACGGTGATGAACTGGCCCGCAGACACGTCTTTGTCTGTCTCGACCTTGATCTTCCGCCATACGCCTACGTTGATATTCAGGGGGTTGGTCAACAGCGCCTGTCCGTCTGGCATTGTTGGCAAATCCTGAATGGGCACGCCTGCTGTGGTGGCAGGAGCGTCATCCGAGACGTACTTGTCACCCATAGCTGTCGCACGCTGAGACAGAGTCTCGCGGTAGTCGATTTCCATGTTTGTGCTGACATAGTGGATCAAGGAACGCTTGTCGCGCTTGAACTCGGTCGGCATCACCTTCAAGAGCTTGTAGAACAGGCCCTTGGTGGTCTTTGTGTCGATAGGATCAGTCGAATGGTCGACCACGTTCGCGTCAGCTTGCTTTAGCAAACCGTCGAAGGTCGCAAGGAACGAATCACCGGAAGCGGTATCGCCTCGGACGATCACTTCTTCCATATCGAGAGCAACCCTTTGCGCCATCAGCTCAAGGATTGTTTCCTTAAGGTCGCCACGTTCGATCGAGTCTTCGAGAGTCTCGTCGTTCAACCGGACTTCAGCCTTGAACAACTCGGCGTCGAGCTCCACCGAACCGAGATCCGGCTTAACACGATCGCCGCCGGACAGAGCAGAACCGGAGGTGCCTGGGCGGAGGATACGGCTTCCGAAGCGGATCTTTTCGATCATTTGCTTTGGAGCCCGCATTGGGACGACTCGAGCTTGCTTGATGAGGGTAGGCTCATCAATCAGAACCCGAAGGAACCGGACTGCCTGGGCGGGTAGCAAATAGCCACCATCGGTCACTAAATCACCTACTGCGAGGTCGGCCTTTTCAAGAAGCGTGCGATTCGGGATCATAGATCGTTCTCCTTTGAACGTGTGCTGAAATACTGTCTTGCTGCGAAATTACAGCGCCTTCAGATCAGCGTTTGGCCGACCTACTCAGGGAACCTAAATTACCAGTAACCTTTGCCCACTCCTGGTCGTCGCTCTTGGTCACAGTAAGACGCTTTTTTTCGCCTTCAGTGTCAAAATCGAAAGGATCAGAATTGGACAAACCTGCTGACTTCTCTAATTTCTGGACGTTGGCGGCTAGCGGGTTCAACTTAGACTCGATAGCCTTATTGACGTCCTCCTTTAGCAGAGCAACTGCGCCCGAGATCTTTCCGTCCATAGCCACGGTCATGGTCGTAGCGAAAGTCTCGAACATCTTTTGAATCTGACCCATCATATTGACTTCTCCTGACTTGGCCGGGCCGGGGCCAGGAGTTGCTGAAGCATCAGCCCCAATTGCAGCGTCGTTCGCTGAACCGGCAGCTTTGTTTACATTCTCGGTAGCAGGAGTCGTGGCCGCTGCGCTAGCGGCATGATCGGGAGCGACCGTCCCTGTGGCACCATTCGAAGCCACGGTATCCCGTCCCGTTCCAAGATCCTGGTCTGTTCCTGTTTTCAGGACCTCCTGAAGGATCTTTGCCACCTCTCCGGCCTTTTCGATATCACTCTGGACTTTCTTGAGCATCTCCGTGGCGTCCGCCTTGTTCAACTTGACGGCTTCTTCCTTGGTGATACCAACTACCGGCTGAGCGTCGGAGGTACGGTTTTGGGCTTCAGACTGTGGGTTGGAGCTAATGCCCGCCACACTTCCGCCGCTGCCGTTAGCCTTGTTGACTTCAGACGGAGCTGCAGCGTTGGACTGATTGCCCGAATTTCGCATACCTTCTCCTCCTACGTTTAGCAACTCTGCCGCCTTCTCGACGGGCAGACCCTTGAACAAAGTGACTGTCGCAGATTTGAACTCGTCGATCGCCTTTTTCATGGCGGCTGACTTATCAACCTGCGTTGTGTCTTGAACTACTCCCCTTAGAACGCACTTGAGGATGTGAAAGTAATCCTCCATAGCCCACCGACTCTGATCAATTTGAGCCTGAGTGTCGCGGGCCTGAAGCACCTCTTTAAACGAACTCCCGATAGGAATTGGGTTCCCGTAATCATCGTAGAATACTTCCATTTCTCCGTATTTATTTACTGGAACTTTCACCGTCTCTGCAGCTTTTGCAATTGCTTCTTTAGCCTCGACTGCAATTCCTTCGGCTGATTTGTAAATCGCAAACCTCTGCTTGTTCGCTCCCTTATTCACAAGAGACACGAAATCAACCTGCAAATCTCTCATAAATGCTTTCGGTACTTTCATCCTTTGCTCCTATTAGGCTACCAGTTCTTGAAGGACGGCAGATCCTCCCAGCGAGAACCCCGTTACCTCGCCGTTTTGGATCTTTTCCCACGTTGCATCGTCGGTTACTTTTACGCCGACCACCCAAGTCCCCTCTTTGAACAAAGGATCGCCTGACTTTGCGATATAACTTTCGACGACGTACCCATAATCGGGCAACTTGTTATGCTGCCGGTCTATTGAGTAGTTCTTCAACTCCTCCATGAAACCGTACGCCGCCTTTTCGATATCTTCAGCGGAAGCTGCGTGACCGTGGAGATCTATGGTGGTTTCGTCCTCTGGATCGTAAGGGACGTAAACTGCCCCTATGACAATTTTTTTCTCTACGTAAGATTTTGCGAAAGCGAACCTTTTTTCGATTTTTTCAACCGGCTTCTTATTGGACCCCGGTTCCTGCCCTACCAGCCTCGTGACGCCTGGAGCTGTATTAGAGTAGCCTTCGCCGTTGAAAACTTCTTTGTTCTCGCCAAGACCCGCTTTGTTTCTTACTCCTGCGTCGGGGTTTGATGCGAATGACTTTAGCAAATCAGACCGCAGAACGACGCCGATGCCGACTACTCCATAGGTAATAGGGAAAACTTCCATCCCTTCGGTAGTCCCTTCTTCGAATTCTGCCTGCTGGAGGACGACGCACTTTTCGACTATCTGCGGAGGGATACTCGAGTGAAACCCAACACTATGAGCCCACCCTATAGCTGAGGCGCAACTGAAAAGACTGCTATCGAAAACCAGTGCTTTAATAATCTTTTCTCTCATTACGCTACTCCGACTGTGGTTCTGCATAAACCGTGATAGGGAGGAAGTGCTACACCCAGTTTCTGGATACTACCCTCGGATCTTTGGGCTACCCCCTCTCGGTACAACTCTGAGAATCTCCCGTTGGAACGCCAAAGACCAACCACCTCTTTACCATCCTCATCTTTCCGACTAGTGAGCCATGGAGTCGACGCTTTTAGCTCGTCCAGGCTATCAGACTGCGCCGATTCTTCCATAATAGCGATCTGCTTGCCTACACTAAAAGTCTTTCCGTTCATTGTACGGCAAATGGGCGACGTTCTTTCGTCCATAACTGCGATAATGACAAACTGCTCAATACCGGCCTCGCTCATAGCTTCCAGGGCACCCCAGTTCCGAGATCTGTTAAGCCAAGTAGACCCGACGATGTTCCAATAATTCTCGTCTTGGATTGTCGACCCCATTGCTTTAGTCAACCCCTTGGCGACTTCAGGTCTTGACCACCCTTCCTCTAGGGCTTTGTTTAGGGTGCCTCTAATCTTGGTATCGAAATCCGAAATCCTGTTCCGGTATCCCTCAGAGACGTGAAAGGCCTGATTCTTGTTGAGAAGGTCTATGACCCTTTCGTCACGGCCTCCAAACGCCAATAGCCGCTTGTCCGTTGACTTCCCTGTATCCAATAGATCCTTGGAAGTCTGTAGATTCGCGGCTTTGTACATTTCATCTATCGCCTTACTGAGCACCGGAGTTACCTCTCGTGCGACTGCTCGATCTAATCCCTTCAAGACCTTCGAACTCTCCGCTATGAAAAACTGGACCGATTCTGGCTTTGCTAAGTCGACCCCCTTAATGAGGGCCAGAAGCGTATCCATCTCGTCCGATGCGGTCGAGTTGAATGCCTTTATCAGCTTGGCTGTCAGTCTTGCCTCAAGGCGGACGAAGTCATTCTGCCTAAATGGGTTCAGAACGGATGCCTTGGCGATGGGTACTCTCAGCGATAACAGGGTGTCTTCACACTCTGTTCTTAGCCTAACAGCTTTTTCGAGCGTCTGGAACGGATCTTCTATACCACATCCACACCCGCCGCTCATATCGGCCCTCTCATAGCGTTCTCCGAGAGGACTACTTCGGCCTTGGACAGGGCCTCTCGGACTGTAATCAGTTTGGTCACGAACTCGAGGACCGCCTGTTCATCGTTCGGTAGCTCAGCCATTTTCTTGAGCTCTTCGGCCTGTTGAGATGCTGGATCTTTCACCCCACCCTGACCCGAAGCTGGAATTTTCCCTGACCGCATCGAGGCGATAGCGTCGTTTGCGGCCTGAGCACCTTTGACCAACTCCGCGATGACCAAGGTAAGGGGCTTCTGGACCCATTCGTCTTTCAGATCCTTAAACTCTCTGCCAAAAATAAGTTTGGCGATTTCCCGGCCCTCTATGCCCGTAAGGTAAGGTTTCATCTTATCCAGGATATCAGCCATAGCCTTGGGCGAAGAAAGTTGAGGCCCCTTGGTCCGGTGCTCCCAGAAATTGATCCCCATCTCGACCAACAGCGTCCTATTAATGATCGAATCGAACTCGTCACGTTCAGGCTGAAACACTTGTTCCTCGCTGATTTGGCGAGCGACCTCCGCTGTAGCTACGTTGATCTCTCGGGTTCGTGAGACGTACCCACTCCAAAACCGGAAACTACTGATAACTTTGTCTATATTGTTTTGATCGTAGTTCTGGAAAAGAGCGTCCCCGTGTTGGGCGTCGATCATGGATACCCATTGAAGCTGGGGATGAGGCGGGGCTGGTAGGTTCGGGTTTGGAGCGCCTGAATTAGCCTCGACCACAAGGATCGAATGGTAGTTCTTACTTCCCTTGATGTTCTCTTTGATGTGATTAGTGATCCGGTCGACTGTTGAAGAGGCTAACTTCCCGCCGCTTACTAGGAGCATCCCTGGAGGCACGGTCTTGTTGTTGAAGTAAAGGAGGTTCACTTCCTCACTCTGTCGGCTACCCATTACCGATATGAGGTTTCCAATCCACCGGGGCGACCCGTAGGGAAGGGTCCTTGAGGCCTGATAGTTGACGAAATGCAAAACCTCTGTGGCGAGCCTCATGTTGCCCGCCTCAAACTTATCGACCTCGAAAACATGAACCGAATCTACCTCTGGTGAGATACTCGTCACCCTTCCTTCAGAATTTCTTATCACGACTGCTCTACCGCCTGTCTCCGAGTCCATCAAACGAGGATCGCCGAACTCTTTGAACCAGACGGGTTTTTGCTGCCGCTCCTTCACCTGGACGTATCGCCGAAACTTTCTTTTGTCGGGCGTCTCTTCTATCTCGATGTCGTTGATCTTCCGCCTAGCCATATAGTCGGTAAACTTGGAGTCTATTCTCGCCACCCTCATCGTGTGAGACGTGAGCCACTCCAGGCCTGTTATTTTCTGCGTGAGTTGGTTCCGGAGGATCTCGAAATAGGCGTTTCCGGTAAGCTCATAGTCACGCCTAAAACGCCTTCGTAGCTGTGTGTACGACAGCGTGCGGTTGCAATATTTAAAGAAATTCATGACTCTCTGCCATTCTTCCTCTATCTCCTTTTTCTTTGCTGGATCTCTGTTCAATTCCTCGAAAGTGTCGTCGTCAACTGAGGGGCGCAATTCGAACCCAAACGAGTCAACATTGACCTCCATGACGTCGATACACTGACCGAGGATGCCGCTAGATTCGCTTATCACTGACAGGGCGAAGGGATCATACGGCGGCGCAATGACCTTGTTATCGAGATCGGCTTTCTTGAAGTCGTCATCAGGAATTTTGTTACTGGTAGCCATAACGTCGTTTTGCTCTACCTGCTTAATGACGAACGAACGAACGTGCTCTTCTGTCTCGCCGATACTTGATGCACTCGAAATTTTCATGCTCTCTCCCGCCTCCTGTTTGGCTATCAACTCCTAAAAAACTCTCGCCTGGACGCCTTCGTCTGATTCTATGTTATCGGCCCAACCCATAGCAGAAACCCTGTTTGCTATTTCGTGTGCGTCTATAATGTCGTCGTGCTCGGCGTCTGGGAAAAGTAAAGCCTCTTCCTTTAAGCCGTCAACGCTATTGTCGTCTGGAAGAAACTCCATATGGTTTTCCCATCGGCTCGCGTAAATCATCATCCTAGTCTCTTTGTCCAGATCCTGATTGATCCGCATGACCGGAAGCGTAGCGCATATCTCAATGAGTGTGTCAGGTAGCATTTTTTGGTACACCACCGACTCTACCCCGATTCTTATAACTCTGCGATATTGTCTTCTTGCGGTCTTAGGCTGGCCCTTAAACAAACTCATGATCTTGGTCATGTCGAGATCTGGAATTCCCAAAAGCTCCTTAATCTCGTCAACTCCCCTTCCCGCTTTCCATAAAATGACCATCATCTGTTCTCGGAACGTGTAGCGTCCATGCACGACGTCGAGAGTATAGCCCCTATTCCGATCGTCGTATCCCTTGGTGACGAGACTGAAAAAGTCGTTCGTATTCCCCTGTCCGGCATTTAAATCAACACCTTGGAATATCTTTAGCGAGGTCGGGTCGATTTCTAAGGGATTGTAATACTCGAAATACTCCTCCTTGAATATCTTACCTTTCATCAACTCCGTATCATTCTGGAACTGAGCGTTAAATCTTATGATCCCCATCCGCGATCTTTTCTGAAACAGCTTTCTTACTGGGAATTTTTCCTCCCACAAACTACTTCCGTCAGGCTGAAGAGCAGATAGCTTTAGAATCTTGATCGGCCTTAGTCTTGTCGCTTCGGGCTCGAAATCGTAATCAGCGCCAGAGTCGATCGTCTCCTGCTTTCCTTGCTCGATAAAATGCCCGTAAATGTCGTCCGGGTGATACCTCGTGCCGATATTGAGTCGGCATCCTTCGGGCTCCAATGTCGGGTCTAAAGACATGTAAAACCAGTCCCTTAATTTCTCTCTTTGGCCTTTGGTTCTAGCGTTATCTTCGTTCACTAAGTCGTCAATCAGATGGACGTCGTAATGCGATCCGACAACAGCCCCAGACCATCCTCGAGCTGAAATGGTGGGTTCTTTTGCGATTTTCTTTCGGTCTATTACTACTATGTCAGCAGCCTTCCATCCTGTGGCGCTATACTTATCGCCAAAAAGCTCCTTTAGCTTTTCGTTCTGCTCGAAGTGAGCCTTGATCTCCCTAAGAAATGCCTCTGATTTTGCTGCCGTTGAGCTACCTATCAAAATACGAATATCTGGATTGCAGAGAATCAACCAAATCGTAAAGCAAACGGTCGATATCGTGGATTTCCCGAAGCCCCGAGGGGCAAGGATCAATCCCTCGCCCCTCGTTTGAAAAATGTAGACTGAAAAGCGAAGGATTCGAACGTGAAAAGGCCGTAACTGCAAGCCAAGAACTTCAACAACAAGCAGGTCAATCCTCCCATGGTTCTTTATCTGGTCCCTTAAGAGGATTAGACGTTGTAAGTCGAGCGATTGCAGCAGACAGTTCTGCGATTCGACGAGCGTTCTCATCAGCGACGGATCTAAGTTGCTCATCGCTAAGGACTCCGACATTGACCTGTCCCCCTAAATTCACATTCACTGCGGCTGTTTTCATCAAATTCGCATTGCGGAGCATCACTTGCCTCTGCACCCGAGCCTGCATAGCGTTCCGCAAGTGGTTGGAGACAGCTTGGTGATCCACCATAATCTTTTTCGTTTCGGTCGTTTCCTCTTGGGTGCCGTCTGCAGCCTTGACGAGTTTGACCTTTGACTCGAACTCGAAAGGCCTTGAAGCGTCCTCGGCCATCCTCATAGAAATGTTTTCAATTTCTATGAAAAGCGAAGCTGACTCGCCTATCTCCTCCTCGTTCACGAATCTTTCTACCCAATACTTGCCAACATGCCGCAGCCACGCGACGTCTCTTTTCACCGTCCTGGTGGACACTTTTAAAAAAGAAGCAATGACCGTGTAACTTAGGCCACGTCTAATAAAATCGCGTACTTGGGTTCGCCTTTCTGCTATTTCATCCGGTAACTCTTCCCAAGCCCTAGCAGCCTGGGCGAGTGCCTCGGTTTCTGAGTATTCCTCACCACCACCACCACCAGAACCTTCCACGTCCCCAGACCTCTTGGAGCCCAAGTCCCCCCTGATGACATGGTCCTCTTTGTTCGACATCTGCCCCTGCCCTTCGCCATACCTGTCGTTTTGTTTGCCTCACCCGAGTAACTACTCAACCACCACTGACTCCTCGGGGACTTCCTCATCCTCTACTGTCACCTCACCACTCCTTACACTCTCCTCGTGCCAGTCACGCCAATCATCACGGTCTAACAACATTCGCTTCGTTGCCTTGCTTAGCCCGTAACCCTGGTGAAGGTACTCCCCTACCGTCAAAGGATGGGTGTCCTGCAACTCCCCACGACGAAGTAAGTCCCATACCGTCGAATGATGGACTCGCAGCAAATAACTGACCTGGCTAACTGATAAGCCAATCCTGCTCATCTTCGACTGCCCAGCACCAGGACGAGACAACCGCTCCTTATCCCCCTCGGGAAGACGGTTGCGGATCTCCTTCCTACGCTTACTGATCTCACGGAAGATTCGCTGCTGGTCGTGGAATAGGCGCACTAACTCGGACTTGAGCTGGTCGTCGGGGCTTACTCCGATTTCGGGATCTGGGACCATGTCCATAGACCTCTCCTTACCATCCTGATCCTACCCTCAGTCCGATTGTGCTGGATTAGGCGATCCACAGCGCGGCGGGCCATGGTATCGCTATGGGTGGGCCAAGACCTCTTGACTACAGGCATCAACTCTCGCCAACGAAAATCCTTCTCCTGCATTCGACTTGTTACGGCAATAGTCACCCTACTTGGTACG